TGTCCATTGCCAAATGTTTTGCTCCTGTTGAAATCGCTTTGGTTCTCACATAATAACAAAGTGTTTTCAATCCACTTTCCCAAGAGTGGAAGTGTGATGAGGTAATCTTTGATAATGTTGGATTAGACATATAGATGTTCATTGATTGTGATTGATCAATGAATGGTGCTCTATCTGCCGCCATATCAATAAGTTGTTTTTGTGATATCTCCCAAATTGTTTTGTATTTAGGAATCAAATGTTCAATTCGTTTAACTTTCTTATTGTAATTTTTATCTTCAGGATCTAAGTAGTTATTGAAATTAATGTTCTGAATTGATCCTTCATTCATAATAATTTCATTCTTCAAATCCTCAGACCATATACCTATTTTTTCAAAGTCCGTGATTAAATATTTGTTCACAATCATGATCTCACCACCAACAACTCGTCTGTTAAAGATTGCTGAGTGAGCCGGTTCTGTCATTTCATAAGAACCTGTGATCTTTGCCGAAGACGCAACTGGCATTTGTGCCGTGAATAATGAGTTACAAACACCATACGATTTAACACTTTCTTTCAATTTGTCCCAATCCCACATTCCTGATAGTTGTGTCTCATCAATATTCCACATATCAAATTGGAATACTCCTTGAGACATTGGTGACCCCTTGAAGAATTTGTATTGTTCGTATTTTCCATTCATACACAACTGATTACTTTCGTAGATCGATGCGTAATAGATTGTTTCAAAAATGTCTCTATTTAATTTTTTTGCTTCATCAGACGTGAAGATATAATCCATTAAATAAAATACATCTGCTAAACCTTGTGTTCCAATAGCAATTGCTCTTTGTTCTAAACCACCTTTTCTACCTTTTTCAGTTGAGTAGTTGTTAATATCCACAACTTTATTGAGTGATCTTACAACTTTTCTAACCTCATTAAATAAAAGTTCAAAATCAAACTTTCCTGACTTAATAAAGTTTTTCAATACCATAGATGATAAGGTACAGATTGCGGTTGTTTCTTCATCAGTATACTGATAAATCTCATTACAAAGATTTGATTGTTTAATCACACCGATGTTTTGGTGATTAGTTTTCTTATTCGCATTATCTTTAGAACATAAGTAAGGAACACCAGTTTCAACTTGTGATTCAATAACTTTAGTCCAAATGTCTTGAGCCTTAACTTTTTTACCAAGACCCATAGAGACCGCTTTGTTATAAACTTCCTCATATTCGTCACCAAAACACTCTTGTAATGGTTTTAATCCTGATTTCTCAATATCGTTAGGACAGAATAAATACCAATCACCATTTTCTTTAACTGACCTCATAAAGTTGTCAGGTATCCAAAGTGCGGTAAATAAATCACGAGCTCTTAATTCTTCAGCACCTGTATTCTTTTTAATGTCTAACAAATCAAAGATATCTTTATGCCAAGGCTCAATATAGATTGCCGCAGAACCTGGTCTACGACCTTGTTGGTTAAAGAATCTAAGTGATTCATTAACAATCTTAAGGTATTTTAACAAACCACCAGCATATCCACCTGAACTAGAAATTCTACTTTCTTTACTACGAATGTTAGACATTGATAGTCCAATACCAGCGGCATCAGATGAGAACGTAGATATATCAGTCAATGTATCTAACAAACCTTTTCTTGAGTCAGAATCATTATAATGAAGTACACAAGACGCTAATTGAGGAACTCTAGTCCCTGAATTAATCATAATAGGCGTTGCCTTTGAAATTAATTGTTCGGATAAAGATCTATAGTATTCAAAAGCATCGGTGATGTTTGATGTAACCCATAATGCAACTCTCATATACATATGTTGTGGTCTTTCAATAACTTTACCATTTGGTCGTTTCAATAGGTACATTTCCTGTAATGATCTCCAAGCGAAGTAGTCAAAGTTGTAATCATTTTCGTGATTAATAACCGCATCGATAGTATCTTCACCATACTCTTTAATGGTCTCAATAAGTTTTTCATTAATAATCCCATCCTCATAAAGTTGCATCATAGTTTGTGAAAAACTATCATTTGTTTCTTTATGGTATGAAGAAATTGCAACAGACGAAGCCAATCTTGAGTAATCGTGATGACTACCGGTGTAAGACGCCGCGATCTCATAAACTAACTTATCAAGTTCTTTTGTGGTTACTTCACCTTCAGTTGGTACTGATGTGATAACCTTAATAAAAATCTCGTCTGAGTTTACATTCAAACCTTTTGACGATCGTTTTACTCTGTTGTAAATTTTTTGTGGGTTAAATGAGACTGCCTCACCACCTCTTTTAATTATTTTTAATGACATGTTATAAAATTTAAAAATCGTCTGTGAATGCTATTGTTTCGTTTAACTTCGCTTTTTGATATTCCATCGTTCTTGATTCAAAGAAGTTACCTTTAGTTTCAACCGCAATTTGTTCCATGAACTTGAATGGTTGTTCTACGTTAAATTCTTTACTACAACCCATTTTAACTAGTAATCCATCAACAACAAACTCAAGATATTGTTTCATTAAGTTTGAGTTCATACCGATCAAAGAAACAGGAAGTGATTCAGTAATAAACTCTTTTTCAATCTCAAGAGCCGACAACACAATTTCTTTAATTCGTTTATCGGAAGGTTTATCCTCTAAATGATTATTCAATAAATGAATTGCAAAATCACAATGTAAGTTCTCATCTTTAAAGATAAGTGTGTTAGCGTTACATAAACCTTGCATTATTCCTCTTGATTTCATCCAGAAAATAGAACAGAATGAACCTGAGAAAAAGATACCTTCAACCGCAGCAAACGCAACTAATCTTTCAGCGAATGATGCGTTGTCAATCCATTCTAATGCCCACTTCGCTTTTTTCTGTACAGCCGGTAATCTATCAATTGCATTGAAACATTCATCTTTTTCTTTCGGATTTGAGATGTACGTATCAATTAATAGTGAATACATAAGTGAGTGGATGTTTTCCATCGCCAATTGGATTCCATAAAAGAACTTCGCCTCAGGGTATTGTACTTCTCGGTAGAAGTTTTCTGCCAAGTTTTCGTTCACAATTCCGTCCGATGCTGCGAAGAATGATAATACGTTTTTAATAAAGTATTTCTCATTTTCTGTTAATGTTTCCCAATCTCTGATGTCATTTGTTAAATCCACCTCTTCTGCCGTCCAAAAAGCCGCTTGGTGTTGTTTGTAATATTCCCATATATCATTGTGTTCAATAGGGAATATGACGAACCGACCAGGATTTTCTACTAGTATTTTTTCCATTTATTCTAAATTTTTTTATTTGTTAATTTGACTGTGTTTCTCTTTGTTTTCTCTTTTCCAAGAGTTCTTTAACTCGTTGTCTTTGTCTTTCTTCTTTTTGTTCTTCAAGACCCAAGAACGTTGTTGTACTTTCAGTGTCAATTTCAATCATTGCATTGTCGAATTTACAATTCTCAAATATAACCCCATCATCACCAATTCGGGACTTAGTTATTGCAATGGTTGCCAATTTCATTTCTTTTTGTTGTAATGTCTTAGCCACCGATATGATAACGTGTCCTACTTGTGCCTTTTTAATTGATCCCCCCATTTGATCTGTTGTCACAACCTCTGAAGATATTGATGATCGGTTACCTTGTGTTGCGGTCCAACCAACAAGATTCATCTCGTGACACATTGCTTCAAATGCTCTCATCACTGACCCTTCACTCTTCCATTCATCCCCCAAGTTCTTATCAGGAACCACACAATCAATATAATCTAAAACAATCATATCAACTTTAATTCCGTCAGAAACCATTTTCCTAATTTGATTTTTGATTTGTAACATCGTCATAGTATCTGATGGTAACTTTTTCATAATCAACTTGTTTGGCATTGATTCCTCAATTTCTCTAACTTTAGTTACCACTTCTTCTCTTTTTTCTGACAAATCGTCAGGATGGATTTTAGTCCATAAAGTGAAGTGTTTTCTTTGAATTACCTTTGGGTTGTCCTCAAAAAAGATCTGAAGAACATTGAACCCTAAGTTAAATGCGTGGTTTGCCATCTTAGTTAAAATGGTTGATTTACCCACACCTGTTGGTGCTAAGATAACACCAATTTCTCCTTTTGCCAAACCACCTTTTAATAATCTATCAATACCAGGTATTCCCATTGGGATCGGGTGTCTGTAATCATCTTCAATAACCTGCTCTAAGTTTGAAAACACATCTAACATTGTTGTATCTTTTGCCCCAACTTGTAGTGCCGACTTAACCAATTCCTCAAGGGTATCGTAGTTCTCAAATTCACCTCCATCGATGATCTTTTG